CAGAGGAGATTGGTTAATGAGACACGCTGCAATCTATGCACTTCATGCAAATGTTGTTTCTATTAACGACAATGAAGATGGCTCTGAAACCGCCTACGATGTTGATGGTGCAGAAGTAACTATTGACAAAACTGCCGTGGCTTCAAAAGCAACTGAGCTTGTTGCTGCTGATGACTTGCGCCGACTAAGGGCAAGGCGTGACATACTGATAACTGAAACAGACCATTGGGCTTTGTCTGACACGGCAGAAATGACATCCGACCAAACAGCATATCGTCAGGCTCTAAGAGATATCACCAACTCATATCAATCGCTAGACGATGTCGTCTGGCCCACCAAGCCGTAGGAGTAGACAATGGCTAATTCATACACTTGGGACTTCCCAACACTTGATGTTTGCAACGAGTCCCAGAACGGACACTCTGATTGCATCAAGACAATTCACTGGCGGCTAACTGCTGTATCTGACAGCGAGACTAATGCTGAAGGTGAAGCACTAAATGTCACAGCCTACGGCACTGCTGCTGTCGAAACACCAGACGAGGGTGACAGTGACTATGTTGCTTTCGATGACATCACGAAAGACTGGTGCAAGGCCAAGACGCTTGAGGCTTTGGAAAAGACTGAGGCTGAGATGAAGGCAATGCTTGATGAACAGATGGCTGCTCTTGCCAACCCGCCAATCCGTCAAGCTGTTCCGGCTGGCTGGTAATGGCAAAGCCTACAGCCACATCTGTACAGGCCCAGATAGATACTCACGAAGCGGTCTGCTCTGAGCGGTGGAAAGAAACCATCCTGCGGATCAAGCGGATTGAACACATTATGATCGGCACTGCTGCTACTACTATTCTGCTGTTACTTAACTTGGTTGTGAGCAGCTAATGTGGAGACGTTTGTTGCTTTTGCTCTTTACGTTTTTGTGGATGCCAAGCGCATGCCAGAGGTAATGAGATTTTACGACATTAATGAATGCGTTTTCTTTGCCAAGAAGCTGCATGCTCAAGGCCAGAAGATTACAGCATATTGCGTACCCGAAGCCGTTACTAAGGATATGAGGGTGTACTGATGGACCCGATTTCTTGTATGGCAACAGCCTCAACCGCTTTCGGCGTTTTGAAAAAAGGTTTTGCCATTGGAAAAGATATCGAATCTATGGCTGGTGATTTGTCGAGATGGATGGGCGCACTTAGTGATCTCGACATGCTCGAGAAGGAAGCCAAGAACCCTCCGATATTTAAAAAATTATTTTCTGGCAAGTCTGTTGAGCAAGAGGCCATAGAGACATTCGCTGCCAAAGAAAAAGCACAACAACAAAGGTACGAACTACAGCAATGGATTGGCATGACCCTTGGTCGAAGCAAGTGGGATGAGCTTGTCAAGATGGAAGGGCAGATTCGCAAATCACGACAAGAAACTCTATACAAGCAAAGACAACGCAGACGTAAGTTTGTTGAGATTGTTGCCTGGATTTTGATGTCAGTAGTAGCTGCTACTATACTTACTCTTTTCATATTGTTTCTCAAAGGCCAAGCAGCAAAAGCACAGCCTGAGTATGTGCAATGTCGGCTTGTCGGATGTGATGTGATCAATGGAAAACGCTATTGTGTTTACCGAGGTGCTTGGAACACTCAAGAGGTTACTGCATTTGAAATTGGTGAATGGTTCCCTAGAGAATATCTATGTGACTTTGAACCCGACAAGCCAAAACCACCATCCATTAATGAAACATTAAAAGCTATCAAGGAGAGCCAGAAATGATTGGTATCTTAACCAAGATTCTAGGTTCAGGTGATGTGATCAAGCAGGGCATGAGCCTAATTGATGACATGGTTGTCACATCTGAGGAAGAGATTGCGGCAAAGAGCAAAGCCAAGACAGATTTGTTAGCCGCATACCAACCATTTAAGTTGGCCCAACGGTATCTTGCTTTGATGTTTGCTTTCACTTTCTTGCTCTGTTTTGCGATCACACTAGGCATGACACTGGCTGGCAAGGGGGACATTGAAGGCGTGAAGGCAATTCTTGGCGACTTCTGGATTGGCGAAATCATGCTGATTATCGTTGGTTTTTATTTTGGTGGTGGGTTAGCTGAGAGCGTAAGGAATAAGAAATGAACATAGCTAAGTTGCGTGTTGATCTTGAGCTTGACGAGGGCTGCAAGCACGAAATTTATAAGGATCATCTTGGATTCTTTACGCTCGGAATTGGTCACTTGATTGGCACTAACGACCCAGAGTTTGGTGAGCCAGTAGGTACGCCTGTCTCTGAAGAACGTGTGCAGGCAGCGTTTGAGCGTGACCTCGATGCTGTGCTTCTGGATTGCGTTAAGTTGTATCCTGACTTTGATAAGTTGCCGGAGGATGCCAAGCTGATCATTGCAAACATGATGTTTAATCTTGGCCTACCCCGTCTGTCTGCTTTTAAGAAGATGAAAGCAGCAGTAGATTCTGGCGACTTCGAGGAGGCTGCAAACCAGATGGAAGATTCCAAATGGTATCGTCAGGTTCCTAACAGAGCAGAGCGTTTATGTAATCGTATGCGGCTGCTGGCTGTTCCTGTTTAAAAAAACATCGAATCTCGTAGACTTTAAGGTACTAGGACACGGCTAGTCTTACTCAGGTCGCTGAGAATCGATGTTTTATTTGGCTTCCAGCAACGATTACAGGTCGTTTACCAGATTGAGTTGAATAGAGTTACCGTTCAAACATGCAGGCATTTTGTCGTCCAGACCGTGTAATGTGGACTCATGTTCTGCAAAAACTACAAAGCGATCAGCGTTTTCACTGATCAATTTAAGCAAAGCCTCGCTGGATAGCTGCCGATCTGCTTTAGGTAGGTTGATTACGTTACTCATAGTGCAGTCCTCCTTCGACTACAGTCATGCTGGGGTAGTAGTGACCGACATCATCATCGGCTACATCATCTGCAAATGCATTTTCAGGCATTAGCTTTGCTGCTTCTGCCCATTGTTGTTTGTACTTGTTGATTTCTTGCTTATAAGATTTGTCCATGCCATCGACTGTAGTGTGAACTGATAAATAACCAGCAGCACGCGCTTCGATTATTGCTTTGCTGGTCTGTTTTCTGTATGCAAGGCGCATTGGTTTTCCTTTCTGTGTAAGATTTGTGTAAAAAATATGCGAGTTTTGCATTAGTAAATTACGGAAACTAACAAGAAGATGCATAACCCTGCACTAATGCAAAGGCGTAAACGTGCTTTACGAACTTGTTTTCTTGTAGGATAACAACGAGTTAGAATGTTGCTCGGTATAATGCTGCCATAGCTCCAGCGGTAGAGCGCACCCTTGGTAAGGGAATCGCCCTTACTTTTATCTGATTGAAATAGCTGCATGAATCGCCTCACAGTTTGTTGATTGTGTTCTTTTTGTGTTCGTTACTCAGAGATGCGTATCGATGCACCATGTCTGGTGTTTCCCATCCACCCAACTCCATAAGTGTAGCTGAGTTTGTACCTAGCATAGCCAAGCGGCTGGCCCAGTGGTGCCGCCAGTCATGTATGGTAAAGCTGGGTAGCCCCACTTTCTTGCGTGCAGTCTCATGCACTTTACGCGGTCCACCTAATGAGTATGGACTGCTATATCTGTTTGTGAACACATACAAATTTGATCTGCGTTCCATGGTCTGCAATGTTGCTTTGACTTTGGTGTGCAGCGGTATGAATCTACTTGAACCTGTGTGATTATTCTCACCCCGTATGAGGATGATATCGTCATGAAAATTCACGTCATTCCACAAAAGCTGACAGGCTTCTGACTTGCGCAGACCTTGATAACAGAGGGCTTGAAAGTATGGGCGTGCGAACTCTGGATAAGCAGCAAGCAGTTCGTTCTGTTTCTCTATGGACAGAAAGACGATGCGCTTATCTGGTTCCTTTTCTTTAGCTATAGTGTAACTAACAGAAGCATGACGCAGCACGCTCACCAGTGTTGTACGAATGCGATTGATAGCAGCGGGTCTGCTGTCTGCATGTTGCTGGTTGACGTACTTGCGCCACGCTTCATCAGTGATATCTCCCAATATGTAGTCTTGGAAGAAATTACCTAATTGCTTGATATTTTGTCGGCATGTCGGCTTACGTTTTTTAGCTTTAACCCAGTTGATTGCAGCTATTGAAAAAGGAATGGCAGCATTGTCACTGCCATTCTTTAGTGTGTTGATTGCCTGCTGATAAAACTCATCGACTACTTGCTCGGCTTCTCGCTTGAGAGTTCTGCCTGTAGATCTGCGTACGCTGACTGTTTTGTTGCCCCACGATACCGAACCTTGGACGTGCCAGAATTTTCCTCGCTTGTGTAAGTGTAGTGCCATTCTGATGCCCTCAGTAATTTGTCTACATTCTCGTTAGTCAGCCATGCTTTGTTGCCGATCTTGATCACAGGTATTTTGTGCTTGCCGCACTCTTGCTGCACTTTGCGGGGTGCAGCTTCAAGTGCGGCGCACACTTTCTCCAATGGAACCAGATCAGAAAGGGATAGCATCATCGAGTTCTGTCGGCGTTGGGGTGTTGGCGTTAGCCGCTGGCGCGGCAGCAGCAGGAGCGTCACCGTTGTATTTGTCCTGTAGTTTGAAAGACATATACGGTGCGTTGTCCTTGGTCATCGCTGTCCATACCGAGCAACGTCTGCTGCCAAAGGGACCAGTGTACTTAGGTGCCTTTGGGTTGAACTTTTCGCTGCTCTCATCTGCTGCTTCATTGGGAAACAGCGTGCCGACCTTCATGTAAACATCACGAATGATGTCACCATCCTTGGTCTGAGATTGCACGACAGCAATACGACCATCCGTACCGTTGTCATTGATTGGACCCTCAAGGATCATCTTGCTGTACTTAGGGGCGAATGCTGCCCCTGAGTCAGTGTTGTCATAATCGCTCATGCTATTCTCCAAACGCGAAATACTCTCTCGCCGTTGTTGTCGTTAATGGCACGTTGTGTGATCAAACCCTTACCTTTCTTTTTATCAGGTCCGATACCGTGAGCAGTGATTGCTCCATAAATTGCATTGACTGCCTTTTGGGACTCAAGGTCGATGCAATCACCGACCTCCATAGTCCAGAGCCATGCCCATTTTGTGTGTCCCTTCTTACCTTGTGAAGTCTTTGGCGGGATGGGAACATCCTTGCGGATAACAATAGGTTTAGAATTCATTTAGATCTCCAGTCTTAGGTTTGCGCCACTCGGTATTTTGATTGGCTGGTTGACCGCTTGATGCGGCGTTACCGTCATCATCTTCTGACGGCAGACCAAACGCCGCTTGCAATGCGTAACGCTTGGCATAGGTGATACCACTGCCCATCTTCTGTGGGTTGGTGGGATCTTGTGATCGAACAGGACACTGGCTTGTACGCTTCTCACCAGTAGGTGCATGCGTGATCTCAGTCTGCACAACCTGCACAATCTGTTCGCCGATCTGTATCATCTGCAATGGTTGCATGAAGTACAGGCCGAACTGATTGGCTTGGCGTGACGCAGTCATTACCTCTTCAAGCGTAGAGTATTTGCTCTTGAAGTGTGGGTTCTTGCCGTCCTTGGTTGCAGCTACGGCTAGTTTCTGGAAGGCAAGCATTGCCTCATCAAAGTTTTTTGGATTCATAGGGGCTTTCACCTTTGCATCCTTTTTGATAGGTTGAACTGTCAAGATAGATCTCCAATCTTATTTGACAGGCGCAGGTTGATTATCATTAGCCTGCGCCATTTTATATTCTGCCCACTGCTTATCGCCTGAGTGGACAATGGTTGTGGTGATGTCATGACCGTCTTTCCGCAGGTCAAGAATACGAGCAGCTAGTCTCATGCAGTGATAATCTTTGATTGCACTGATGGGTGTGATCTTCTTACCCTCCAGCAAATCACGCAGGATCATGCCGCTCTGTGTGTTGATGCCTGTCATTACGAAGCCTCCTTCTGTTCGACAAAGCGAAGTGAGCCATTAGCGGCTCGGCGTATTGCAAGGTTGTCGTTGTAGATCTCACGCTCATTGACTGCGATCATCTGCTTCAACTCTTTCTTGCAAATCTCATGGTGCTTGTGCGCTGCCTTGGTCTCGATGTAGTCATGCGCATAGCTGGCAAACTGGTTGTCACCTGTCATGTCACGCGCTGTCATCTTGTTGATGGCAACCGTATCGATAGACACATTGGCTGGCTTGACATAGCGTGGTGGTTCTTTGTCATCAGCAACGTATGCCCAGAAGCGTCTGATGCGTGGCATTAATTCAAGGTAGTAGTTGCCATCAGCTTTGACCTGCACCATCTCACGCCGTGCATTGCCGAAGATGCAGGAGAACCAGAGGTTTTTAATCTCGTCAGTGAGGTGCAGATAGAACTGTAGCTGTGGCATATAACGCTCAAGCTGCTTTGCCATAGTCTGTCGCTCGTTGGTATGCTTGCACTCGACACCCCACAACTCATCTTCTGGTGAGTAGATGGTGGCATCGAATGTACCCTTGAGCGGCACATGATAGGTGGGGTCAGCTTTGCCCAGCGTGTCAGTGCTTTTGAATGTGTGCTGATGTTCGTGACAGTTTGTAAGTAACTCTTCAGCTACTTGCAGCACATGCCATTCTTCTGTGGCAATGCCAAGCTGCACAGGAAACACGTCAGTTAGATCAGCAGGCTGTTCACGCCCTGTCTTTTCCAACCATAGCTGGTGCAGATCACCGTCCATGATACGGACTGCATCTGAGCCACCAATAAATCCTCGTCTGTTCATATCGATCTCCAATCGTTAGGGTTATTATATATGCATAAATGCACAACAATCAAGACAAAACGTGCTGATTTTTGTATTTATGCAACGCTTCAAGTATAAGTCTGCGCTTGCGAATGTGAGTAGAATAGTGCTTGTGAAACTCTGCATAAGCAGGAAAGAACTTGTTGGTTTCTGCTACTGCTTTAAGTGCAGCTAGGAAGATATCAGCAGGCCAGTCAGCCATGTTCTTGACCAGCAGTTGCAAGCGCATCTTTAGATCATCAGCACTCTCGCCTGCTGGCTTAGCCATGAGCATGACTGTGGCTTGCAGGTTCTTGTACATATCATCTTCTGGCATGGGTGTGAGCGACAGCATGGCACGCTCAATGGCTTGATTGATACGCTCATCTGTAATGTCACGCGTGGTATGCACATCATAGTGTGTGATCGTGATACGCACACCATTGTCAGGAAAGCGTGTGACCATGCGTGGCTCAACCAACACCCCTAGCGACATCATGCCAGATACCAGTTGATCCACTGTCTCGTCTGGCTTTAGTTGAACGAGCTTGGTTAAAGCTGCTTGGCGCATCTGGCTGCTTGGTACGATGGCGTTTGATAAACCATTTGTACTTGGCGTCCCAGTCTGCGTTGGTGCCGCCACGTTCTTGCCAGTAGCTACGGAACTGAGCTTCTTCAAAGTCATGATCGATCTCCTCAAGATTTGGTAATGCATCTACAGCAGCACGTAACTCCTCACTAGCAACCCAATCATGTGGGATCGGTTGGCTACTGCTATTGTTATTAGGTTTACTGACAGGTTCGGGTCTAGCTAGTTGACTACCCTGGTCTAGCTGGTGGACTAGGATAGTATATCTGGTGGACTGTCCTTTGTGTCCACGCTCACGCTGTATGAAGCCACGGCTGGTCAGATAGTCTAGCTTGTTGACTACTGATTGGCGTGACAGATGCGTGATAGATTGTATGCGGGATAGGCTAGGCCAGCAGATGTGTGAATCGTTGTCAGCATGTTCTGCTAGTACAAGCAGTACAAACTTAGCAAGCGAGTCACCAACATCAGTGGCATAGACTTTGCCCATGATGACAAAACTCATTGTGATCTCCAGATCTTTTCGACGATATAGTCGGGTAGTATCAGCACCCACTTGGGGTCGGTGCCGTTGCCACGCTTGTAGATTGCGGCATTGCGATTGTTGAGGACAGTGAAGGGAGAGGGAAAGCTGCTTGCCTTGCGGTACTTTACTTCCACCACCAAGCGTTGTCCGTTGAGTTCGATGATGAGGTCTCCGCTATACTCTCCTCCCAAGCTGCCTGAGAGTGGTTGCTTCTTGACCTTGATCGCCCACTCTTTGAAGAGTTTGACGAAATAGTTTTCGTGGTAGTTTCCTTTTGCGCGAGCCTTGCTTGCCATGTGTCCCTCTCATAACAATCAAGGCAGATCGTGTAGTGTCTGACAGGATTGGTTGATTTTAATGGGCAAACAAAATCGTGAACGTGCTTTTCGCACAGATTACATTTAGCTTTCCTGCCCTTTGTGTTTAACTTCGACTTCACAATCCAATGCCTGTAACCAGCAGAGAAACAGAAAGCCTGACGGGAGACGTTTGAATTGCTCCCATTTGTGTATCAGGCTAGATGCACATCCGATCTCATGGGCTAGTGCTTCCTGAGATAGATCTTTCTTGTGTCGTGCATCGACTAAGTAAGTAACAATCGCGTGCCAGTTGGGATCAACCAGCACAGGATTTTTTAGATGCGTGAATGTTCTTGATTGCATCCAACACCTTCATTGCTGTTTTGTGTCGCATGTCATTACGTTGCGCTGATCGATAGAAGGTACTAGTTGGTACACCTGACACAGAAAATGCCGTTCTCAAATCAACATCTAGCCTGTCTGCTACTGCTTGTAGTGTCTCAAAGTAAGTTTCCATGCAAGATATAGTATTGCATTAATGCATATTGCACAAGTGAATCCAATGTGCTTTTATGCATTTATGCTTAATGACAAGGCATGCGGGTCTGCTGTACTCATGTATTTATGCAACAGGAGTCAGCTGTGGAACAGGATGAAAGGAAGGCCATACGCGTATGGATGCGTACGGTTATGGCTAACCACAATTGGACAGCAAATGGATGGGCCACCCGTGCAGGCACATCTACCAGTAACATAACTCGGTTTCTTAATTCTGATTCCAAGTTTATTCCAAGTGCAAGAACCCTTGCAAAGCTGGCTGCTGTAGCTGGTTCATCTCCTCCACTTTTGAATACAGGTGGTCAAGAGACAACCTATATTAAACGACCCGTCTACGATGCAGAGGGATTGGTTGTTGATATGATTGTAATCGATGATGACAATGTAGAAATCTACAAGTTGGGTGAATGGTCTGGCATGGGAGCCAAAGGCATCTTCGGAAATTCTACGGTTGTAGTTGAGCCTAAAAAATCATTCAAAGAATTAAATGACGGCGATATTATTTTGTATAAAAGCAATTCAGTCGGTTTATTGTGTGCTGAATACCGTAATCACATGCTGAATTATTACCCAGCAGATGCAAATAATATGCCTCAAGAATTTAATAATTCTAATGAGCTATATTGGTCGCCAATAAAAACAAAAGATGTTGGGGACAAA